TAGGGTCAGTGGTCTGATAAAAAGGCAACGGACCAGTCGGACCAGTACTACCCGTAGGACCTGTCGCACCGGTAGCACCGGTAGCACCGGTTGCACCATCAACACCAATAGTTCCGTTGGCACCTGTTGGTCCCGTTGGACCAGTAGCCCCAGTTGCCCCGGTTGCACCCGTAGCACCAGTACCACCAAGAAAACCATCAGCACCCGTAGGACCGGTAGGTCCTGTTGCACCAGTTACCCCAGTAGCGCCAGTATCACCCACACCAGTGGCTCCTGTGGCCCCTGTAGGGCCTGTAGGACCCGCTACAGTGGAATCGGCACCTGTAGGACCAGTGGGTCCTGTGTCGCCTGTAGCTCCTGTTGATCCGGTTGAACCTGTTACACCCTGTAAACCTTGAATGCCTTGTGGGCCTGTAGGTCCAGTCTCACCTGTTGCACCTGTCGGTCCAGCATCACCAGTAGGACCGGTGACACCTTGCAAACCTTGCGAACCAGTTGGGCCTGTAGCACCTGTATCACCAGTTGCTCCAGTAGCACCAACAGCGCCAGTTGGACCTGTTGCACCAGTATTGCCTTGTAAACCTTGAGAACCTGTAGGACCTGTTTCACCCGTTGCACCAGTTGCTCCTGTAATAGATTGACCAGTAGGACCCGTTGGTCCAGTGGAACCTTCAAAACCTTGAGGACCCAAAACACCAAGTTCAACAATGACAGTCTCTTCATATTCAACGTTAAGAGTTGTTGTCGTTGTTGGAATCTCAACAACTGCTGTAGAAAAAACTGTTGTCATTAAGAAGTGACCCCTTCGTAAACAGTAAAGCCACCTTCAAGTAAACGAGTCACAGTAGAATCAGGGGCAGTAACTTCAAGATCATAAACATAATTACCAGCAGCCAAAGCTGTGGTTTCAGCAGCAGTAAGATTCAAAGTAAACTTACCATCAGTAGTACCAACAGTAATTTTACCGTTAGAAGAAGTCAAAGAAATAATTGTTGAAACAGAAGTAGGTGAATACTTAACACTCATAGCAGCAGTGTAACCGGTCACATTAACATATGTGCCATCAATTTTCCACTGTGGTCTAAGGGTAAAAGTAGCCCCTTGATAAACTTTCATATTGTATCTACCTGGTGTCATCTATTCCTCTATAATATAAGCGCCGTAACCGGCAGCAATTAAACTTGTGCGTTCTGCATCAGAAATCAAATTCTTGTGTCCACCCGGATAATAATAAAGAGCACTCTGAGTCTCATCAACACTTGGTGTACGAACACTATAATAGGACCCGTCAGTCCTCTGTAAAATACTATTTGCCCTAGTTAATTTGTAACGGTAAAACAATGCGCCACCACCGGCAGGGCCTTCTTCAACAGTAGGTGGTAAAAAATAATATGCCATTGTTCTCCTTAAAAGGTGTAACCCCCACCCGAAAGCGGGGGCTACAATTGTTCCTAACGAATTAGGAGTTGTTGATGCTTGAGGTTGACTCAATGCGGAACAAGGCTGCTTCACGGTAGCGAGCAAATCCTAGTACGCCGTACCATCCGATTGGACGGAAACGCATTAACTTATCGGTCACAGGACCAATCACTACGTGTGGTTCTTCAGCAACTGCTTCAGCCAATGCTTGCTTTCCAGCAAGAATTGTACGGAATACACGTGCGCTGTTTCCACCGTCTGTAGCGTTGTACATACGTGGGGATTCTACGAACATTGCACCTTCGTAAACACCGATAGACCCTGGCCATAGATTGCCAGCACCTGATTCGTTGTAAACGTGTGCTTCGCGCCATCCACCTGCGCCTGTTTCAGCACGTAAGTCGTGTGAAACTTCTGGATGTATTCCAACCCAGTATAGTTCACCAACACGTGGAACGGCTTTGTTTGCACGTAATTTAGCAATCGCTCTGCGAATGTTTGCAGAAGTGATTTGTGATGCTGCACCACCGGTAACACCAGTAGTTGTTGAGCCACCACCTGAGTAGATTACGTTGCTTCCTTGACGTAACACAGTTTGTGCAAATCCGTCAATAGAATCAGCCATATTGAATGCGATGATGTCAGCGATTGCTGGGTCAACATCAGACAATGAGAACAGTTCTAATTTACGTGTTGCAATTGCAGCGTTACCGTATTCGTTAAGAGTTACAGTTACGTTGCTTGTGTTACCTAATGCTACTGAATCTGGGTCAACAGTTTCAGTTAAAGTGCCGGTTACTGCCGATAAATCAGTGTATAACTGGAATACGACAGATGAACCTGGCATTGCTTGCTGTGCAGGACGCTTATCGGCAACGTCACGGATAAGTGGCATCGCACGAAGAGCAAATTCTACGTAGCGGTCATAAGCAGTCTGTACCAAGGAAGTTCCAAGGGACGCGGTGCTAGTGCTAGTATAATTTTCTGTAGGCAATTTAGTTCACCTCTTTCAAGGTTGATAGTAGTTGCGGTTTATCGCCCGAGAGATTGACCGAAAAGAAGTTGGTCAAGTTCATCTTTGGTCTTCGCAGCCATAACCTTTTGGTGTTGCGTTTGCTCACCTGAAGGGTTTTGTGCTGTTGAAGTCACATTGTTGATACGTTGATTATCTCTTACGGTTTCTTCATCTACAGACGGTTGAACAGGTTCAGCCTGTTTAATACCGAACACATCACTGTATTCGTTTAACCAAGCATCAATCTGTTCAGGTGTGTCCACATCACTAGGAATAAGTTTCGCTAGTTTATCTGGTACACCTTTTGAGGCCAATACATCCTTAACGGAACGAGAACGCATATCGGAACGCAGTTTGTTCAGTTCAGCCTCAATGGCTTCACGTTCCTTTTGTGCTTTCCTTAATGCTTTGCGAAGTTCGGCTGGGCCGTTATCTTGCTCTTCTGTTTCGTCTTCGTATTCGTATTGGTTGGCCATTGCAGCCACTCCCTTTCATTAAGTTGTCGTACACCACATACACAAACAGGGGAATCTGTGTTGGCTTGTACTACCGGGCTTCGGTTACGCTTCTAAGTGCCGGTGCGCTTAGCAGGTTTTTAAATCTGGCCTGACATACCGCGTGATAGAGAGCCTCTACCTACGCCTGATTGGCCAGCAAATCTTGATTGCTCAATTTCAGCAAGACGTTGAATCCTTTGTTTATAATCAGCAGAAGATTCTCCACCAAACACTGCAGTAGTTGTTTCTTCCAAACCAACAGGTTTAACACCAGCAGTTATTTGTGAAAGTTTCTCAGCAGTAGGTAAAATTTGTGCCACTTGTTCAAAGCCTTGACGGGCTTGTTCTTGAGATACACCAAGTTGACCAGTGAATCTTTCAGCCATAGGAGCAGCAACTTGAATACCTTGACGTGCAGCCTCAGCACCAAACTGTGCAGCCTTCTGTTGACGTGTAATAGCAGGCAAAGCACGCTCAGGGTCAAGAGTATAAGCAATCATATCGCCAGTATTTAGACCATAAAATCTACGCAAAGAGTCAGTATAAAACGGGTCAGCGTTTTGTAAAGATTGATTAGCAATACTTACACGTTCTTGAAGTTCAGTAGGAGAAACATCTGCACCAATGAATTTACCAAAATCATCAGGTTGGTCATAAAAACCTGCAGGAAGTTCAGCATCACGCATAATTTTTTTATAAGACGCTTCAACGGAAAGATATTCAGCAGGATTTAAAACAGGTAAACCAGCCTTACGTCTACTCTCATTACCAATAAAACGTTGTTTATATTCAGGGGTTTCTTGAAGTTTAAGGGTAACAGTATCAGGAGAATAACCCATTTGAATAAATTCAGTAATCTTAGGTGCAAGAGAATCAAGACCATAGTTACTAAAAATTAATCTAAGTTGCTCAATCCAATCAGTTTTTTCTGAAATACCTGTTGAAACAGTAGCGGTAGGAATTTTAATTTGTGCAACTGCTGCTGCAGTTGCGGCATCAACACGTGCTTGTTCTGCTGCTGTAAAAGCATTACGCCCACCTACAGGTGCATTACCTCTAATTTTTACATCCGCTGCTCTATCAGTAGCCATTTATGACACCAATCCAAAATCTTGAAGAACCTTACGAGAAGCAGACATCATAGACTCTTGAGCATTCTTCGTATAACGCCAACGTGGGTCTTGACGTAATTGTTGTTGAAATTCCCACAAAGGTTTTTGCTTAGGAGTACCATCAGCATCCAAACCAGTCAAAGCCTGATTAATATAAAAATCATCCAAAGTAATAGTATCAGAACCTACCTCTAAAAGTTGAGCCATAGATTCAATATAAGGAGAAGCAAGGTCACGAACATTACGACCAGCATCAATCTGCTTGGCCAAAGTAGGATACTTAGATTTAGCCAACTCTTTAATAGAAACATCATAAGTATCTTCGGCTTCTTTACCTGACAAAATACTTGCTACAGAATTTTTATACCAATCTTCACCATACTGAATACCATAAGCAGAAGCCAACTCACGAAGTTTGCCATAAGTATTACCAGCAGCACCTTTAGTAAAATCAATTTCACCTTGGCGAACAATTTCATAAGGAAGAACAGTAGCGCTAATATCACCTCTAGCATAAGCATTTGCTAAAGAATTAACTTTAGCATCATCAAGAGTTACACCGAGTTGACTAGCAGAAATCCTTATAGCATCTTTAGAAGATTTAATTTGTTTAGCAGAAACACCACCGCCATCACCCGCTGCACCACCAACAGATGCTGGGTTAATAACAGCATCTTCCCAAGAAACTTGGGTTTTATCTGTAGTAACTTCAGGGTTAGAACGAACATAGTTTTCGTAAGAGGCTTTCTTAGCATCAGCAAATATTTTACTTGCTAAAGCAGCATTCATTTTACCAGTTTGATTTACACCATATTTGGCTTGATATTGTTTAACTTTTTCTGGAGGAAGATTATATAAAGTAACATTGACAAATTTGTTAGCATCAACTACTTCTGATTTACCACCAGTTGTTTGAGGTAAAAGAAGTTGACCAGATTTTTTGTTAATAGTAAAAAGACCAGGACTTGTTTCATCTTCAAGGCTAATAGCATTGTACTGAACACCAGCAATAGGCAGTTCTGCAGTAGTACTAGAAGGAACATAAGATGAACCCATAACGCCAGGTCCAGTAGTTGGTGTTGGAGCACCAGCAATGGCACTAGGTGCACCAGTTGGAACTTGAAATACTTCTTTTGGTTTTTCACCAGGAAGAGGTTTAGTAATATCAACAGGTTTACCTTTAACACCACTAAAAATCTTTTTAACGTTTTCGGCTACCCCTTTACCAATACCTTCTTTAGGAATACCAAGAAACTCTTGAACAGTTTCAGATTCTTTACGGCGTTTCTCATACGCCTCAATACCAGCAGCAATAGGTCTTGCAACAGCACTAAGTTGTTGCTCAATAGGGTTAGGACCTTTTGCAAAATTAGGATTAAGTTTAACTAAATCTTGTTCTCTACTTTGAGGAACAGAAAGATATATCTCACCATTCTTTTCAAAAGGATTAGCACCAGGAACTGAGGCTGCTTCTCTAGGCAAAGTATTATCCTGAGCAAACCTAGCCTCGGTTGCACCAATAGCAACCCATCTCTGGAGTTCTTTATCCCATATAAATGTTAAATTAGCCACTATTTATCCTATGCCACTTCTTCAGTTTGTATGATTTCTCTAATATCAGCCATAGGGTCTCCGTTAAGATACCTGTTAGCAAAGTCAGAAAAATAAGTATTACTTTCAGTTAAAGCAAGAATAAGGTTTTCATATTCTCGTCTAATTCTTTTACGCTGCGAACTACCAACTTTAGAGTTTTGCCATTCAGAAAACAATCTATCTCTTTCTTGAACCCAAACAGAAACAGAAGTCCAAAGTTTCTTTTCAGCGTCACTTCTAGAAATATCTTTAACAAACTGCTCATTAGATAAAGCAGTTTTAATAAGATTTAAACTCTCAGGGAAAGTGTTCTCTGAGTTACCAAACGCTTCTTCCCAAGCCTGATTCTTAGAGTTTAACAAATTAATATCAGCAATAAACTCTAAACGAATATCGTTATTAGATTTAGCAGTAATAGACTTAAATCTTCTACCTGCTAAAGCAGCGTCACGTTTTTTAATAATAAGGTCATATTCACGCCAACCTTCTTTTTCTATCGCTTCACGTTCACGTTCAGCAAAAGTTTTAACACCAGTACCAAGAGGTTCACCAGCAATAGTTTGAGTTCTTAAATAAGCACTAGCAGCAGGTGAATATTCGCCAGGAACAACAGGGTTAACAACCATACCAATAATAGGTAATCTGTTTGCTGGGGCGTCTCCAACCCATTTCTCTAACCACTTGTATTCATCAAATCTACGAACTGCTTCTTGTTCAGGTGCAATACTTGTAGTAAACTTTGTACCAGAAACCAAAGCACGCATAGCCTCATTACCATATAATGATATGAAATCTTGCGCTGCTGCTTGATATGGTGCAATACCTGGTTTATCTGCTAACAGTTCAGGATTGTTTGCATAGTTTAATTCAAATCTATCAAACTCATCACGATAAAAAATAGTGTTAGGTTCAAATGTTAAACCAAGAGGGCTTAAAAATCTTGTAACAAATCTCCACTGCATAAATCTGACAGTATCTTTAATTGATTCATCAAGTTGTGGTTCAGGAGAATCAGGATTATTTAATTCCCAATCAATACGTTTAGCGGTATGAATAGACCAAAGACTGGATGCTACAGCATCAGAACTAAACTTTAAATCTTTACCAGTAATTTGTGTTTTAATTGCTTGTGCTAAAGAAGATGCTGAACCTGGAAGAAATGTTTGTTCAATGACATTGCTTGCAAAACCTAAACCAATATCAAAAGCAGTTTTACCTTGAAGTTCTCTAGCCTCTGGAACAATACCCCTAGGAACACCACCGAACACTAAACGATTGTAGGCTTTTTCTCCCATAAAATCTTTTAATGTTGTTTCAAGACTTGGTGTTGTTTGAATTATAGTATTAATACTTGCTTGACCAATCCAGTTAGGTGAAGGTCCATTAACAAGAAAGTTAACTTGGTCAACATTCATCTTTACAGTAAATGCTCTGGTTCTCTGGTCAGGTTTGTTGAAAAAAGGAATAGTTAAGTAAGCAGCCTTGCCACCTTTTCTGGCTTCTTCAGGACTTATTTTGTTACCTTCTTCATCAACAACCATACCTACAGCCCAAGGTGAAGTACGTAGTTGTTCAAGTAAAGCAAAATTGTATGGGTTATTGTAACCTTGTCTTACCCAGAATTTAACTGAGTTAAACATAGCGGTAGGAAAACCAAGAAGAAAACGTGAATAGTATTGAACATTATTCATACGTCTAATTGCATAAAATGTTTCTCTTACTTGTTTTAAAGCATATTCTTGTGCGGCAGGACGAATAGTATTAGTCCACAATTCCATAGTAATTGGAATATCTTGTTTCTTATACCCGTCAACCATTGCTTTAACCATTTGTGTACCATAGTATCTACCAAATTGGTTACGAAATAAAAGTACTTCAGGTTTAGCAATAATATCAAAACCTTTATTTATCAATCCTTGTGCTGATTTACTTGCTCTTTCAAAAGGTCTATCTAAACCAGGAAGTCTATCTGTAGCAATATTTAAAGCAGGAAGTTTCATACCCTTAGTCATCTTCTCTGCAAGTTTAACAGTAAACACTTCATCCATTGCAGCAATACTTTTTTGCAATGTTTTATCTGGTATTAAACTATTGATTTCTTTTCTATATCTTTCAACAAGTTTTAAAATATTATCAGTAGATAAATCATCTAAACCTAATTGTTTATCTAAAGTCGTTAAACCTTTAGTTGCTAAATCTTCTTCAATAAGACGATATGCTATAGAAAATCTACCATTAGCATCTAAATCTCTTTTAAGATAAGAAACAATTTCGTCATTACCCGCTCCACGCATAATGCGTTGACCAACGGTATCATTTTTATACTGATAGACTCTACCAGTGTATGTTGTCCAATAATCTTTAATTAAACCTTTTTGAGTAGGATTGTTGGGGTCTACAAGAACTTCAGAAAGTTTTTTAACTTTAGCATCAATAGCGGCTTTAGGATTTGTTACGTTTGCTAAGTTTGCTGCAGCACCCCATTCTGCTGCTAAAGCATTACCACCTGGTGTGTCTTGTCCAATAATATCTAATTTTTTAGAAACAACTTCACCAGTAACATCATCTAAAACATCAAAACTTTGAATACGTTCACGATACATTCTTGGTAATGTAATAGCGTGAGTCATACCAAGTAAACGCATAAATGGTTCAAATATAGAGTTTTTAGGAATATAACCTGGGCGAATAAGAACTGCTGCAGAAAATGCGCGTTCAAAAGAATCAAACACCGCAGGCATACTTTGAAGTTTACCTCTGACCATAGCACTAAGACTTGCACCGTATTGTGCACGCATCTCTTGCTCAAGAAGGTTTAAATCAAGCATAGGTTTAGAACCTCTTAATTTAAACTTTAAAGTTTCGTTAACAGCAACAACTTCTTTACTGCCAAGTTCTTCAGCAACTAAACCATTTTCGGTGTTTCTAGCCCTATCAATAATGTTATCTCTTTTGGCTTGAACTAATGCCATAGATTGAGCGGTATCTAATACTTCTGTACGTTTCATTTCTTTTGCAATAGTTTGAGCCATTCTTCTTGCAATGTTTTGCTCAATTGCTGTAATTGCTAAATCTTTTTGTGGTTCGTTAACAGCATTATTCCAAATTCTTAATTGTTCTTTACGAAAATCTGATGTAGTAACACCATCAATATCAACTTCTTTACGAAGAAGTTTATTTGATAAAATAACAGCGCTTAGTTCTTCAACAGAATCTAAAGGATTTGGATAAGTGTAATCTAAGTAACCACGTGGTTTTAATCTTAAAGCATTAAGAGATAATACTCTAAATGGTCTTACAATGCCACCACCAATAATAGATTCATCAATGCCACCTTTGGCACCAATTAATCTATCAACTTTCCAACCAGTTACATTTTGTTCTAACTTTTGTATAAAACTAAATTTGGCTGGAGACCAAGATAAAACATTTGCTTCGGCAGATAGTTTTCTTGTGTACCAGTTTTGATAGTCGTTTTTTAAACGTGGGTCATTTTTAATAATGTCTTGAAGAACACTGTTAAGTCTTTGTGATTCTGCAGCATCATCAATAGTTTTAGTATTTTTACCAACTTCATCTATATTAAATATTGTAAGTTGAAAAGGTTCTTTTGATATTTCTATAGTATCAGCAAAAGCAGGTCTTTCAGCCTGTAAACGTTTTAAAGCATTAACACTGCCATATTCAGCAAGAATAATATCTGTTTTCTGCGCAGGTGTTTTAGCAGCAAGCAATAAATCTTTTAAAAACAAAGGATTAGATGAATTGTAAACTGAAGGTACTGCAAGCATTTCAAAATCATCTTTTGCTTTTAAAGTACTTAAAACATCTTCAGTAATACCATTAGGAGCAACTATATTGTCAATAGCAATACCGTTGTCTAATTGTGATTGAATACTAACTAAACCATCACCTGCTTCTTTTTCAAGTTGTTCAACAACTTCTGCAGGTTTTTTTAAATCTCTGGCTAAACCAGTTTTAATTTTAGTAAATCTTGTAGCAGCACCAACACCTTTACCGCCAACAAAAACTTCTAAACCAATATCTGTTAAACCAGTAACGAATTGATAAAAAGGACTTTCTTGCGCTGCTTGACGTTGTTCTTCATCAAGAATATCGTAATCAGGATTAAGTAAAGGTAAAAAATCGTAAGTTTTTTCAACAGCCTTTTTACCACCAACACGTTCAGCAACTTCACCAACAATACCACGCACTGGTCGTAAAGCGGTTTGAAAAAGATTGTATTGAACTGCTTCGCCATAAGAAATACGGTCAGTAGCCTTATATGCTTCTTTAACGGGAAGAATGTCGCCACGTGCAACATATGCTGATTCTAATGCTGCAGCACCAATTAGGTCTCTGACAACAGTTTCAAATGCTTTATCCGCTACCATCATAGGTTTTTCTAATGGTTGTAAAATTTCTAATGCAGCAGGTGCAAGTTTTTCTGTAAGAAAATTAC